GAGTTAGCAGCGAATAGGATGTATTGTAGCGCGGGAGTTTTAGCTCCCGTGCGGTGAATACGACCGAGAGCCTGCTTGAGATCAACAGCAGAATATGTAGGACTGATGAGCGAAACTCTCGGCCTTCCATGTAGGTCGTGAAGACTTACTCCCACCCCACCGGCCGCAATCTGACAAATAATCAAGTGGGATTTATTTGCCTGAAAAGAAGCAATTGCCGACTCCCTCTCTTCGGTAGTTTGATCGCCAAGAATATAAACTGGCTTATGTTTTTTCATTCTCTCCCCAATAGCATCGAGCGTCTGTCTAAAGTTTATGAAACAAACAACGTTTTTATCTTCCTCGATAAACTCTTCCGCCATCTCTGTAATGACTGGCACCCGTAGTAATTCAATTTCTTGCCTCATCCGCAATCGCTTAGTCAACGGGTTCTCTGGGTCTACATCAGTACGAGACCGATCTTTTAGCTCCAGAATTTCCTCCTCAACCTTCTGGTAAAGCTCACCGATCTTGGGCGAAATATCCAACACCTCCGCGTTAACCTGGTTACTTGGGAAAGCGTCCCCTAACTCACTGATGCGCACCCGAACCCCTTTAGCTGGGAATATCTTTGAGTGGATATCGGTAAGTACACGCCTCCCACCGCGAAATGTCATCCCACCCCACGGAGCTTTTACCACACCGTTTTTGTGAAGCCATTTGAAATAGTCGACCCCATTGTGGAGTCCGAGAAGTCGACCAGTAAAACGCATATCCATAGGACTCCCCGCGGCAGTAGCAGACAGCATGAGAACGTTCGACCCAGCCGCGGCTTCTAGCATCGCCCCATTTTGTGATTTGTAACTCTTACAGCGATGAACCTCGTCGAAGATATAGAGGAAGGTTTTGCCTTTATGCCTCCAATCCCATTGTTTGTTCCCGAGCTTTTTTATAAATTCGGTATTCCCAGTTCGAAGTTTTTCATAGTTTAAAACGAATTTAGGCTGTAGCCCAAAAGTGCTACACCAATTTTTCCATGCTGGAAGTACAATCTTGGGGGCGATGATGGCAAATTCAAAACCAAGTTCTTTTGCCACAGCGCAAGCCGTGACAGTTTTTCCAGTACCAGTATCAGAGCAATCCAGCGCGATCGAGTGATTCCGAATTGCCTGAAGTATAATACTTTTTGATTTCTCCTGCCACGGGTGCAGTTGAACAAGCGTCTGAATGCTTTTCACGAACTAGTTCAAGCCAATCTTCCGCAACCATCGTAACAAGCCACGCGCACTTGTTTTTTCTATGGGCCACCACTGGCACACTCTTGCCACTGTCTCGTTTGGCCTGTTCCATAGCTTTGTTAATGTTGAGGGCCTCAACCCGCTTGACTTCAAAGTGAAATGGGAGGTTGCTGACAACGTCGGGTGATTCCGGACTCCCGGAAAACTGCCGACCACGGCGCGCTTCGAAGCCCTTCGCCTTGAGGACGTCGCGCCACTCACGCTCTCCGACTTTGCCTTTTGTACAACTGTTCATTTTTTAGGGGTATGTTCATCGTGCTGGGTAGAGTGAACTCAAATTGACAACTGTCAAGTAATTATGCAGAGTAGTCCCTTGCCTATAGAAAAATATGGAAAGTCCTGGCCGGACGGAGCCGGAGACCTCGACATTGAATTGTTGGCCTTCAAAATGGGATTGAAGCCCGAAGACGGAGGCTTGGGCAAAGCCCAGCATTTCAAGAATATAGTAAATCTTCTTTGGCCTTACCATAAAACAAAAAACAAGAATGGTTTTCATTGGCATCCTTGGGCGGAGTGGATGATTGAAAGAGCTTGCGAGGAAAACTATTTGGCCATTTCCGGGCCAAAGTCTTCCGCAAAAACTTCAACAATGGCTATGTGGGGGTTAGTAAATTGGCTTTGCGCCCCGCATGAAACTCTCGTGCTTGTAACAACTACCAGCGTTCGAGAAGCTCGTAAACGATTATGGGGTTCTATCCGCGAGAGGTATATGCAAGTTCCAGGACTTCCCGGAAAGTTGGTAGACTCCATGGGAAAGATTGTTCTCGACGTATCCGAATCCGGCGAAGCATCAGATCGTTCATCCATTACCCTAGTTCCCTCAAGCCCAGACAAAGAAAAAGAAGCCACGGCAAAACTTATTGGGTTAAAGAACAAGAGAGTGTTCCTGATTATTGACGAGGCAACGGACGTTACTAATTCCGTTTTTGAAGCTATCTCCAATCTTAATGCAAATCCCCACTTCCAATGCGTTGCTTTAGGAAACTTTAATTCTCAATATGATCCGTTCGGAGTATTTTCGACACCCAAAGACGGATGGAATTCTATTACAGTCGAGGCAGAGGAGTGGGAAACAAAAACGGGAAAGTGTATTCACCTTGACGGATTAAAGACACCAAACATTGAACACGACGACAAATGGCCTTTTTTGCTAACCTCCAAGCAAGTTAAGTACGCAATCGATAACGAAGGCGAGAACTCCCTGTCTTTCTGGAGATTTATACGGAGCTTTCCCGCACCCGTTGGCGCAGAGGAAGGCATATATTCAGAAGCCGACTTCAGGAAGTATGATGTCACTAAAGAGCCAAGATGGTCTCAGCCCCCTCTTTACCTGGCCGGATTTGACCCTGCGTTTACCAATGGAGGAGATAGATCTGTGTTAGCCATTCTTAAGTACGGCCAAACCGAAGAGTCTGGTCCGGCAGTCGCATTACATAAATTTCACAATCTTCGTGAAGACGTAACTAAAGCAGAGCCTCGCAACTTTCAAATTGCTAAAGAAGTCATGCGAGTCTGCCAAGAGTCCGGCGTGCCCCCCGAAAGATTGGCTATCGACGCCACCGGAGCAGGAGACCCTTTTTGCGACATTTTATCTGAAATATGGTCGAACCGAGTTTTACGAATCAAGTTTGGTGAAAAAGCCTCAACACTTCCTGTCAGTATAACCAACCCTATTCGCGGCTTAGACAAGTACACCAATCGAGTTACAGAACTCTGGTTTTCCGGCGTGGAGTACATGAGGTCGGGGCAGTTGAGGGGGATTGTACCAGATCTTGCAAAAGAAATGACTGGCAGAAAATACAATACTACAGCGGGGGGCAAAGTAACAGTTGAACCCAAGAGAGATTATAAATTACGTTTAGGTAAGTCGCCCGATTTAGCAGATGCCTTCTTTCTCGGTCTAGACCTAGCCAGACAAAAACTTGGTATCTCAGCGGGCTCTCTAGTTGGCGGTAAACTTCGATCGTCTTGGCAGGCGCAGGCTAAGAAGCTGGACGCGGCCGTATCCGAATCCTCCTTTTTGAATTCCTAAAAAGAATGATTGACAGGAATATTAGCTTCCTCCATACTAGTCGGACTTGTGGAACCCAAATACAACACGAATTCCGTTCCTGACGATGACCTAAAAACGCTATCCGAAAACGGAAAAGCACCAAAAACTAGAATTACCGACCAGAGCGGACTTTTCTCCATATATCAACAGTTATACTTGGCGGATGAACAGGGAGCCCGCGATCGCGCCCGCATCATGGACATGTTTGACGGAGCCGCTCCTTACGACCCCATTGTCCTGCGTAGGCTCGGTCAAAGCTATAGAGCCAATCTGAACTTTGGTGAAGCCGGGGCAGATCTTGAAAAAGCCCTCACTTCATACAATGATTTGGTTACTTCTGTTGACCGACTTGTTAATATTAGAACCAGATTTGGCGATGAAAGCCAGCGTGAAGAGTATGCGTCTATAATTGCAGAAGAGTTCACACGTCTTGTGACAAAGGATTGGCCAAGCTTTTATTTTAAACAGCAGCTGCTTTCCTATTATTTTGTATCTCAAGGTCTAGGTATCGCTTACTTTGAAGATGAGCGGAACTGGCAGTGGACCGTTTGCCCAATTGGAGACTTCTTCATCCCCCGCGGAACTCCCGCTACAGAAGACAAAGTAGAGTTTGCTGCCATTAGAAGGATTTATTTAGTTCACGAACTTTACCAATATATCGAAAATCCAAAAATTGCAGAACAAGCCGGTTGGAATGTAGACGCAGTGAGAGACGCGATCCGCAATGCCACCACAACCTTCCCCTCCGACGGTCTCAACTGGGAAGAATTGCAAAGGCAGTTGAAGTCAAACGACCTTTATTTTGCCCACGTTCGGGCAAAAGAAGTTCACGTCGTCCACTATTACGTAAGAGAATTTGATGGGTCTTATTCTCACGCGATTGGACTTCGCAACGGTTCCGGCGATTTTCTATTTAAAAAACTTCATAGATTTAAGTCTGCTTCGGAGGCTTTCCATATCTTTACTTACGGTGTTGGAAACGGTCTTTATCATTCAATTCGAGGTTTAGGTTATAAGATTTTCCCGCACATTCAGATGACCAATCGCTTGCGTTGCGCAATGGCAGACGGAGCCATGTTGCAGACTTCAGTTCTTTTACAGCCTCAAAGCGCCGAGGACGTATCCAAGATGACAATGGCCTACTCCGGACCCCTGTCCTTCCTTCCTCCAGGATTAAATGTTGTGCAGACGCAGTACCCAAACTTGGCTGCAAATGTTCAACCCATCGTAGACGAAATGGCAATGGTTCGTCAGAGCAATACCGGCTCCTATCGCACTCAAATGACTGCTCCCACTGGGAATCCTCGCACGGCGACCGAAGTAGAGGCTCAGGTAGCCAACGAAGCAATCCTCACCACGAATTCTATGAATTTGTTTTATGTTCCTTGGGGACGTTTGCTTCGCGAGCAGTTTAGGAGACTCCAACGCGATACATGGGTTCCCGGGGAAGAAGGATCTGCTGAAGCCAAAAAATTCCGTAGCAGGCTTGAGGAACGTGGCGTTCCGTGGGAGGCAGTCAAAGCTGTCTATGATGTTGACGCTGTAAAAGCAGTTGGACTCGGGTCTCCCGCAGCCCGCTTGTCCGCTTTTAACGAGTTCATGCAGATGCTGCCCAGATTTGATGAACTTGGCCAGATCAATGGAATTCGTGATCGCGTGGCCGCCCGCGTTGGTTACGATCAGGTTGACCGCTATCTACCCAATCCAAATGTTAAGAATCGT